GCAATTCCCTGGGAGAAGGAAGCATATTGGGCAGGTCACACTGAAGGTATGACTCAAGCAGCATTAGAATCTTGTGCCGCTGGAACAATGTGGACAGATTATGATCCAACTCCAATGACCCGTGAATGGTTAGTTGAAAATGGATTCATTGCTAAATAATATCATTCGCTGCAGATAGCGAACAAAAACCACCCAAAGCAAACCCTTTGATTTAATCTCTTCAGTCTTGTAATGTAAGGGTTTGTTGTTGGACAACAAGTATTTACATATGACACCTCTAACACGAGATGTGTTAATCAAGAAAATCGTTGCCGATGAAATGGTAGGTTGCGGTGGAACTGATTACATTCAGTCTCTCAAAGATGCGTATCACAAATGGGAACATCAGGGGAGTGATGTTCTCTGTAAAAAATACAATCAGATAAACCACACAAATATCTCTGTGGAGATTCTTGACCCCTAAATAAAGCTGCCTTGTACGCAGCCAATGCCAGAAGAAGTCAAGAAGGACGAAGTTAAAAAGGAAGAACCGAAAAAGAAGAGTGCTCTTGAAAAACTGAAGGAAAAAGCAGGTGACTCTGAAGAGCATCTTGCAATTCTTTCAACCTTTGTTCGTTTAGGTATTCTGGTTTGGTCTGGTGGTATTCTTACTCTCAACTATGTAACGATCCCTGGTTTCCCACAAGGGAAGATCGATCCCACGTTCATAGCCAGTGTCTTTACCGGAGTTTTAGCTACGTTCGGGGTTCAGACGGCGAAAAATAAAAATGGTAACGGTGGCAGTGCCTCTTCTGGTGGCGTGAGCAAATCTGATCTGGAGAAACTGATCAATGCAGCGGCTCAAACTGCGCCTGCTCAAACGATTAGGATTGAGCAAGCACCACTCCAAATCGGCGGAAATCCACCAGCACCACAAGGACCACCAAAGTCAGACGACAAATACACAATGTAATGCTATGAATATCAAGTGGGCGACATTGACAGTGGGAGCATTATTTGGATTTGCTCATATTGGAATTCTTGGGCATATCCTTACTAAACCACAATATCCTGAAATCAAATTTCCAGACGGTGATTATTCCTCGTTTACGGTTAAGTCTGGAAAGGATGGTTATCAGATTGAATACAAAGCAAATGATCCAGCAATTCTTGAGTCTGATAGATCTTTGACTCTAGATAAACATAAGAAAGGATTTTTTGGACCTACGACAGAAATACGTCGTGAGTTCCGTAGTGACCAATATACGATGGATGGCACTAGAAATATCGGAGGTGCCATAACGCAGGATGCTGAGGGAAAGTCCCTTGCAAAAAGCGAAGAGTGTATTCGGGCGGACGCTGGAGCACGAAGTCAAGGTGCGATGGCAGGAACTAGTCTTGCTGCTGGTGTAGCAGTTCCTGCTGTTGCTAGTATTCCTTACATTGGATGGTTAGCATCTGGTTGGGCATTATTGTTAGGACAGAAAGCAGGAGAAACTATTGGTTCTGAAGTTGGTTCTACATTTAATGATTGCTAATGAATCTAGTATTGAGACCACTTGCTGATTATAATGATGTAACTTGGAGTATTGTTATATCCCTCATAATACTCCTTATTGGCGTTGCTTACTACATATATACAATTATGACACTGGCATTCCAGGAGTTAAAAGATGCCGAATCAAATTCAACTAAAGGACGCGGAACAGGATCAGGAGATAGCACTTCTGAAACATAGAGTTGATGAACTTGAGGAAGGTGGAGTGGATGAACTCCGTCAAAGGGTTCGTAAACTAGAAAAAACTGTCTGGGGTGCTAGCGCAGTAATTACTGCACTTATAACTATTGTTGGAATAGCAGCATCATTAGAATCTAAGGAGATGGATTATGGGAGCAATGGCACCACCCAGCAGGAAGTCGTGTTACAACTTCCGAGTAGTTGAAATCAATAGAGTTGTTGATGGAGACACTATTGACGTAACTATTGATCTTGGATTTGATCTCTTCAAAAAAGAGAGAGTTAGAGTTGCTGGTGTAGATACACCAGAAAAGAGGACCAGGGACCTTGAAGAAAAGGAGTTGGGAATTGAAGCAACGAATTGGCTCAAAGAGAAACTGGATGGTGCCATTACTGGGGATGACGATCTTGTTATCCGCACTGAGCTTGTTGGTGGTATGGGCAAGTATGGTCGCCTCCTCGGATGGCTTTATATTGGAGACAGTGAACTTTCCTTGAACGAAATAATGATTGAGGAAGGTTATGCTTGGGCATATGATGGTGGAACAAAGCAGAAAAACTTTGAAGAACTAAGAGAAATTCGCCGTGCCAAAGGTACGTTAATCTAATGCAAAAAGTAATCAATGTACTCGCGTTGTCGTCTTTTGTTGTATCTGCTGCCGTTGTTGGTGGCGGTGCTTATGTTTATCTTAACAAGGACGCAATGATCGAAAACGCCAAAGCAAAAATTGCTGCAGCAGCAACAGATGCAATTGCTGGCGCACTCCCTGGAATGATGGATGCAGCATTGCCTGAACTTCCTGGAGCAACTGGTGGTGCTATCCCTATGGGTGAAGGTAAGGGTGGAGCAGTTCCTGGAATGAGACTTCCATGAACTTTGACTTGAGTATGGAAGATTTTACAATCATCCAGAATGCCCTCCACTACTATAAGAAAGTTGAGAAGAAAGGAAACTTTCAACGATATGATGAAGATCGTATAAATCAACTGAGAGACAAATTGTCCGAACAGATAATGCCTACTGATGGAAATCCCTGAAATTAATAATTTAGATATTGGCATTCGTAATATCGATGTAAATCAGATTAATATTCAACCAGTCAATGATTGGTTGATAAGGAATCCGCCAATGGCGCTTCCAATCTATCCACCTGTAACAAGTGTGGTTGGAACACCTATTGTTAATATGCCTGGGTGTGTTGAGGCACACCAAGAGAGTGATAAAAATACTAACCTTAAGGATGAAGACCGTGATGGAACTAGGGTGTACTGCGATGCTGGTACGCCCTCTTTTAATCCGATGGATTATGATGCCTCTAGGTTGGACCTAGAAATGGCACCACCCGAAGCACCACCAGTCAAAGGAACAGAACCTCCAAAGCAACCAAAACCACCAGCAACTCCTTCTGTGCCGAAGAACACTGTTCCCAAAGCAGAATGTCCTACAAGGGAACAGCAATTAAAAAACCCCGTAGGCAAGATCCTAGAGGGTAATAAGAAGGTAGTTGGATATGAAGTTGTTGGAAAAGAATGTTTGATGGTAACTGAAAATCTGAATATTCCTGATCAGATTGTTTCAAACATTCCTAATGCTGGTGCTGTAACTGCTACTGCATCTATCGCTGTTGTGGCAACGACTTCGGCACTGCTTGCAAAACCTCTTGCTGATCTTTTGTTAAAAGTGGTGAAACCTGTTGTGAAGAAAGTCTTGAAGAAGGTTGCGACCTTACGGGGTAAGAAGATCCCGGTACAATCGAGAGCGGAGCGCCTAGCTGAGCAGCGTCAGAGGAATGAGGCTGTGAAGAAGTTGAGGTCTGTTCGACCTTTGAAGAAGTAGGAGGAATAGTGTGGCGGTGTGGTTTAACGTGAGTTACATTATTGACCACGACATCGGCACAGATTGCCGCATAAGGACTTCTGGGATGAAAGCGAATTCCTTGCTTTAATAATTCCCCACAATTTTTCAATCTTGCAATCTCAAAATCTAATCTTTTGTTTGCAAGTAATTGTCCTTGTAAAGCAGTATTAGTATCTGCTGCTGCTTTACATCTTTCCTGTAATCCACCGTCAAGAGGGAAGGATAATGTTGCAGAGATTCCTATGTTAGTTGATAAGTTATCTTGCTGTCCTGTTCTGACTGGTTTTTCCCAGATCACTTCTCCGGGATTATCTGGAATGCCATCTCCAACAATCTCATCAACTGTGATAGTCATATCACTACCATCAGGGAACCAACGAACAGTATCTCCATTATCATCAATATAAGTTCTGTCATCATACCAAGGTTCCCAGGGGTAGTTCTTTACGTTCTTCTCTACCTGAATAGTTCTACCGATAAAATCGGTCATATTATATTGAGGTTCCATATACCTCCTCTCAAAAGGATCTTGAGTACTATGACCGTGTGTAATGAATGGAGTTATGTTTAGAGTTGGTCCCTGACAACTGATTCCGTTTCCGTAAGTGTTGGTGATATATGGACCTTGCAATACTTGGATTGCCTGATTGGTCACAGAGCCAGAACTATTAGCAATAGGATTAGCAGTAGCGGATATACCGCCAACATTTTCAGC